CTTGTAGATCCGGTCCAGGTCTTCGCGGTTCAGCCGGAAGCCAGGGTCGTCTTCGGCGCCGACCGCGACGACCGTGCAGCGGCAGCGCGCGTGGATCGGCATCAGGTCTTCGTCGCGGTAGACGACATCGGCCGCGATGACGCAAAGGCCGCACGGCGGCTTGCCGGAATCAAGCTCTGGGTGCAGCACCCGGCGGTATCCGCGGGTGCCGCTCGGCTTGCGCTCGCTCATGAATCGCTGCGACTGCGCGCGGTCGGCGAGCATGACGTCGGTATCGGCGACGATCCGGGCGCGCTGCTGCACGTAGCGCCGGGCGCCGGCGTCGTCCATCAGGCCGGACGAGACCCGGTATCGGTACGCGTCGGCGAACCGCCCGTAGACCTTCCCGGGCTCGACGCTCGTGATCGCGTTCTTCGCGCGCTCGATGTTCGCCAGCTCCTGCTTGGTCAGCGCGGGGCCGGCGCCTTCGTCTGAGGTCTTCGCGTGCGCCAGCGTCTCGACCATCTCCGGCGGCAACTCGCGGCGCAGCTTCGAGACGTCGACCGCGCCGACCGGGCGGACTCGGCGGCCGGTGACGATCGAGGTGCTCTGGGCCATGTAGCCGTCGGTCACCTGTGCCATCCGGCGCTGCTGCGACTGCACGATCTTGACGGCGGCCTCGACGGCCTTGGTCGTCTGGTCTGGGTCCCAGTAGTCGCGCACCGCGGCGAAGGCTCGGGCCACCGCGTCGGCGGCGGTGTTCGAGAGTTGATCGCGGACGGCGGCTTGTGCCCGAATGAGCGCCTTGAGCTGCTTCATCTCGGTCGCGGTGAGCTTGCCCGAATCGGTAGGCACTTCGTCACCGCCTGTCGTGATACTGGGCTATGGTGCTCGTATGTCTGACGATTACTGCCGCGGCCTGCCGCAGGAGGAGAGAGCGTGAACCAGCCGAACTTCCCGACCGAAACTCGCCCCGCCCTGGCTGGCCCCAGCGAGGAACAGCTCGTGTTGCTCGGCACCGATCCGGCGTCGCTGGCTATGCGCGACGCCCTGATGCAGGTCACTCATCACCTGTACCGAACGACGCTGCGAGTGCAGCTGACGACCAGCTACTACGAGCGGATGAGCAACCCGCAGCCTGGCGACTTCGTCATGGAGAGCAGCCGCGGCTGGTGGGCCTCCAGCCCGGAGACGCGGATGCGGTCGTTCGGCGTGCTGCTCGGAGTACGCAACGAGCTGGGCAACGACCGGAAGAGCCGAGCGGTCACATACGTCCAGTACGGCCCTCACCCCGGCCAGTCGTGCCGCTGGGAGGAAGGCATCTTCGTACTGGTCCCGACCGACTTCAACACGTTCGAGGTCTGATGATCTGCTGGTACTGCCACGCCCCGGCCACCGACACTCACGAGATTCACTCTTTCGAGGGAATCCTGCGTGTGGTCCCGGTCGGCTGGGGCAAGGGCACGAAGCTGGCCGGCCCGCACCAGTGCACGGAGAGACCGCCCAGCCCGGACCAGATGCGGGACGCGGCTTTGCAGGCCGGCGAGCGCATGGTCCAGATCCAGGTGGATGGGCTTATCGAGCCAGCTGCGGCGGGACCGAGCCGGTGGAGACGTTTCTGGCGCCGCCCCCGAGGCCGCTGACGTCGTTCAGCCCGGTGTCGTTCGGTTGGTCCTCGCCGTCGCCTTGGTCGCCCTGCTGGTCGGCGGTCTGCTGGAGCAGCAGCTGCTGACGCTGCAGCGCGGCGAGCTGCTCTTCCTCCCGCTCGCTTTCCATGCGCTCGATCTGACCCGGGTCGAAGTCGAAGATGTAGCTCATCATCGAGCGCCACGGGATGATGTCCTTGACCATGTTGGCCGCCGACGCCTTCTCGTTCAGCGACAGGCGCAGCGGGCTGGCCCAGAGCGTCTGCAGCTTGCTCAGGTCGGCGCGCTCGCTCTGCCCCATCGTCAGGAAGATCAGCGCCATGACCGCGGCCCACTGCGGGCTGGCCCTGTCGATCCGGTCGCCGGTCTTGAAGAGCAGGCTCTCGCGCTGCTGCGCTGCCCCGTCCGCGGACTGGTTCGCGCCACCAGGGTTGAGGTAGTACATCGGGGTGCGCGTGACGGCCGCGAACTGCATCACGTCATCCTTATTGACCTCCAAGATCTGGCGGAGGTCCGCGGTGGTCGACTCCCAGATCTTGGCGCCCTCGGGCAGCATCCAGATCGCCGCGGGGTCGCTAGTGAAGACCTCGCTGTAGTCGATCGAGTTGCCGTCGTCGTCCTCGTCGTCGATGCCACCGCTGCCGGCGGCCGTCTCGATCGCGCGCTGCTTGAATGCCTGCAGCGCCGCGGTGCAGAGCCGGCTCAAGGTCTGGTAGTTGATCCGGTCGAGGATGTCGATGTGCTTCTCGTACTCGCCCATCAGGTCCTTGTTGAAGAACGGGACGATGCACATCTGGTCGTGGCCGAGGGTGCCGGACCGGTCCGGCACCCAGTTCCAGGTCTCGGGGCTCCAGTACATAGGCCCGACGGCGGCCTTCATCAGCGCGTACGGCGCCTCTCGACGTGCGACCCATACCTCGCCGGGCAGGTAGAGGTATGCGCGGTCCTCGCCTTCGATGTCGTCGCGCAGGAACTTCAGCGCGGCGCGCAGCTTGTAGGGGTTCATCGGGTCGGGCTCGCCGACCACGAAGCGCGGGTCTTCGGCGGTCACGGTCGGCACGCCGTTGTCCTCGTCGATGAACCCGACCATCACGTACGCCTCGCCGAGGTTCAGCATCTTGTCGTGGGCGTCGGCGGCGACGATGTTCATCTTGGCGCGGTCCCAGATCTCGCGCGCGTCCTTGTCTCCGGTCTCGTCGGAGTCGACAGCAGTCCGGAAGCCGACCGGCCGCATCCGCTCGGATACGGCGGCGACTGCCAGCTCGGCGTAGTTGGTGCGGGACTTCTTCTGGAACGCGGTGAACAGATCCCGGGCCGCCTCGTTGCCCTCAGGCAACGGCGGGTTGCCGCGGTAGCGCTGGTGCAGGCCTTCGAGCCGGTTGTAGCGCGTGTGGTCGCTGAGCTTGCGGAACAGCCTGTCCATCCACCAGCCAGGACTCAGCCGCACGTCCGTCTTGATCGCCACGTCTCACCGCCTTCTGGGGTAGTACGTGTCGTTCAGGGCTAGTAGGCTGCCTGCATGGCAACAATGTGGAAGGTAATGATCTTGATGGCCGGCCGGGTCTCATGGGCCTGCTCGATGAACTACTGCGCGAACGGCCCCGGTGCCTGCGACGGCACGATCGAGGGGCCGGGCAGCGGCCCCTGCATGCACGGGTGCCACGGCAGACGGGCGGCCTGAAATGCAGATCAAGGTCGACTTCACGATCGAGATCCCCGACGAGAGCATGGACGCGCTGCGCGAGTTGGCCGGCGGTGTCCGTACGGGCAGGGAGTGTCGCGACTTCGTCCGCGGCGACGTGATCGAGTACATCCAGTCGTACCTGGAGGACAACGGCGTCCAGTTCGAGGTCGTCCGGGAACTGATGTGACCCCCCGCTGAACGAGCGAGCCCGGCGCCTTCCCACGCCGGGCTCGCTCGCGTCTCAGGTCAGGCCGTCGGGCGCGGGGCGTCCTGGTCGTCCGGGTTGACCGGGGCGTCCACGGACAGGTCCGAGCCCTCGCCGGCGGCCGGCAGGGAGTCCTCGGCCGGCGCGGCCGGGGTGCCGTCCACGCCTCCCTCGGCCGGCGCGTCGTTGCCGGGGGAGGTGCCCTCGACCGGCGGCGGTACCTCGGACCCGTCGGCGTCACCCACGGCGACGTCCAGGTCGTTCAGCTGCGCACGCGCGGCGTCGAGCTTGGCGTTGGCGGCGTCGAGGGCCGCCTGGCCCTCGACGGACAGGTTGTCCCGCTCGGCCTCCATCGCGGTCTTGAACGCGTTGAAGTCCGCGGCCACGTCGGCGGTGACGGCGCTGAGGCCGTCGACCTTCGTGGACAGGGCGTCGATCTGCTGCTTGGCGGTGGCCATGCTGGTCTCCAATCGGGAGAGCGCGGCCTCGATTCGTTCGAGGCTGCAGGGGGTGCAGTGGCGGCATCCGTCCATGACGAGTGACCACCTCCTGGTCTGACGCACGTCCGGTGCGCGTCTGGACATCTGAAGGGGTGGGCTGTGCTACGCTGCCGGAATACGTGGTTCGAGCGCAGTCGTTTAGCGGCGATGCGTTCCACGAAGGCCGGCCTGGTCCCCGTTCCCCAGGTCGGCCTTCGTGTTATCGGACCCTCTTGGCCACGCGCTTGCGCTGCGGCCCGGTCTTCACGCCGGCGGCGATGGCTGCGCCTCGGGCCGTATACGCCAAAACCGACGCAATTGCCGCGTCGATCTTACGAGGCGATTTCGGGTACTCCTTCCTCACCTGCAACCCCGCCCGGGTGGGCTTGCGGTAGCAGTTGAGAAGGGCTCGCCGCAGCTCGGTCGCCTTGGACTGGTCGTCGGCAAACTGGTCGTCTGCCGCGGTGAAGCTGATCTGCTTGCCCTTGACCGCGATGCGGAACTCCCGGAGCGCCTGGACCATCTGCGTCGGGCGGTTCGTCCAAAATTCCAAGGGCCGGCCGTGAGTCACACGCGCCTTTAGTTGCTTACCGTAACTGGCGTGCCACTTATTGATGTGGCTCTGCCAGTGCGGCGGGTCGCAGTAGAAGCCGACCACGCGGTACTCGCGGAACGCCTCGGCCACCGCGGCGTCCACGTCGACCTCGTCGACACGCCACTCCAGCGGGTTCGGCTCTTCCTCGTCGATCTCGTCCAGCTCGTCGTCGTCGAGCGGGATTCGGCGCTTCGGCTTCGCCTTGGTCTTCGGCTTGGTCGACCGCGGCAGGTTCTCCGGCCGAGCCCACAGCCCGAGCAGCTGCAGGTGGCCGTCGGACACCCGACAGGCGACCAGCGCAGTGGAGTCAGCGTCGTCGCCGCCGATGCTGCCGTCGAACCCGAGGGTGATGACGTCCTTCGGCTCCAGCTGCTTGAAGTTGTCCTTGCAGGCGTCGACCTCTTTGACCTGCAGCCAGGAGTCAGTCGAGCTGGTCTCGGCGTTGAGGAAGTACCGCCGGCTGTCCGCCTCGTCGGCGTGCAGCGAGTAGAACTCGTCGAGGATGGCGGGGATGTCGTTCCAGAGGATCGCCTCGCCGAACGCCTCCTTGATGGCGGCGGTCAGCATCTCCTCGCTGGTCAAGTCCTCGCAGTCGCCCCACCGATGGTCGTAGAGGAGCCGCTGCCGGCCGAGCTTCTTCTTGCCGGTGATCACGGCTTCCGCCTCGCGGAAGGTGATCTCAGCGACCGACTCCTCACCGGGGGCGAACATGGTCGTCGTCTCGATGAACCAGGGCTCGCTCGCGGAACCGCGAAGCTTGACCAGGTTACGAGTGACCGTTTTATACATCCTGCGTAGTTCTGGGGTGTTATACAGGTGTGTTTCGTCGAACACCACAAATGTCTCTTTTCCACCATCTTTGGCGGCAGAGCTTGCGGTGCTCGGCATGATCGATCCGCCGAACGGAAGGTAGACGCGCGTCCGGCCCGGGTCGATGCCCGGGATCTGACTCAGCGGGCACTCGTCGTCCGTCAGGTTGTAGAAGACGGTGTCGTACACGTTGCCCGTCTGGCCCTCTTCCGTGGCCATGATCCGGATCATCGGTACGTGCACCGGCTTGCCCATCGGCTCTTCCGGCTCGTACTCGTACCGGAAGCCCAACCCCCACGGGTCCTCGTAGACCTCGTGGCCCTCCGCGAATCCGGCGAACCGCGAGGGGCCGAGCGCCTCGAAGAGTGCGATGTACGAGGCCAGGCCCGACTTGTTCGTGCCCTTGGGCCGGCTCAGGAAGCAGTGGTCGTAGCAGCGGCGGCCGTCATAGAGAAGCGCGTAGGCGTCCATGATGTAGCCGGCGTACTCGTCGCCCAGCTCGACTTCCATGCCCTGCACGGCGCCGGGGCCATGGCGGACGAAGTACTCGATCCAGGCGACAGCCAGCGCCCCGAGCGAACGCAGGCGGTCATGTTCCGGGGCGCGGACCACAGTCCGCGGCATGGGTCAGCCCGCCAGGTTTTGGCGGCGCGAGCGAGCCGTGCCGATCTTCCGGACGCCGTCGGGGATCTCGCTGTCCTCGGTGGTGGTGTCCTGGGTCTCGGTGTCGGCCTGGCCAGCCTGGTCGACGTAGCGGATCCCGTTCTTGCGCCGGGCCTCCATCGTCATGCCCATCTGGTCTTCGCGGCGCCGGATCTCGGTGGCCATGGTGGCGTGCACCGAGCCGCCGAAGAACTCGCGGTAGAAGTTGTCCTTGAGCAGCGCGGTCTCGATGGCGAACAGCCAGTCGCCGGGCTCCCAGAGCACGCAGTGCGGCATCGTCCGGGCGACTTCCCACCAGCCTTCGACCTGCGGCATCCAGGACATGCCGGGGATCTTCGGCAGCTCCCGCTCTGAGCCGGGGCCGGTGTACGGCAGGTTCGGTACGTCCTGCCAGCCGGCGCCGCCGTGGCCGTGCTTGGGCGTCGTCTTCGGAGTGGGTCCGGGGCGCATGTCGTCCTCCCGTGTCGGGATGCGAACCAGCCGCGGCCCGTGTCGGGCCGCGGCTGGAAGTCCTCCCTGGTAGGAGGATTACCTATAAGAAGATCTACTTGGTGTCGGAGGCAGGCGTGGTGCCCACCTGGGCGCTGGCGCGGCGGCCGGGCCGGCGCAGGCGGCCGTTGCGGCTGCAAGCGAGGCCTTGGCACCGGCGCTAGCGCTAGACGTCGCCGCGGATGATCTCCTTGGCGAGGGTGATGAGTGCGTGCTGGTCGTACCAGTCGAGCCGGCGATCCCCGCCGAGCACGACGGTCCGGGGGCCGTCCGTCCGTGAGACCCGAGCGATCACGACAAGCGCTTCTACGGTGTCGCCATCTTCCAGATCGAGGGTCACGCCCGCGGCGTCGAGATCGGCGCCGATCAGGCGGTCGGTCACGTCCAGGTGCCGGGCGTGCCGGCGACCGTGCAGAGGTGGATGGCCCCGGCGCTGTCGAGCGCCCAGTCGTCCTTGAGCCAGGTGCCGGTGGTCGGCGCCCCCGTGGTCGTCTTCAGGCCGACGAAGCGTGCGGGGTTCAGGGTGTCCTTGCCGCCGAGCGTCGCGCCGATGCCCTGCTCGATGGAGGCGTCACCGGGCACGGTGAGCGCCTGGGTGCGGCCGTCGCCCAGCTGGGCGTAGACGGTGCGGACGCCGTCGGGGAACCAGAACAGCGGGACCTGCGACTTCATGTCGGTGACTACGACGCCACCGGTGATCGCTGCGCCGGGGGTGTCCGGGGAGCCGGACTGGTAGGCCAGGATCGAGGCCGGCGTGGTGCCGGCCTCGTCCGTGGTGATCTTGACGCTGCGCTTGGGTGACGTGCGCACGAACGACTCGCGGCTGATGCGCAGCACCGTGCGGTTCTCGGGTCCGAGAAGTCGAGCCATGACTGCCTCCAATGTCGGTCTAAAGCCGAGGATTTGTGTTACGGTGCTTCCTTCGACCCGGGTGACTGGAGGAAGGCTGGGCTAACTGCCGGCCCAGGTCAGCGCTTGGGTCGCCGGTTCTGGCGCTCGCGCCACTTGGCCAGCAGCAGCGGTGCGTACCGGCGGATCAGGTCGAAGATCTTGGCCTTCATCGTTTCTCCTCCTCGCGGTGCCACCGAAGGCGCGTCGCGCCTTCGTGACCATGGATCGCGATGACGTGCTCGGGGAAGTCATAGACCGCGGTCGAGGCCGTAGCGGTAAGCCAGCGCAGCACGCACAGGCCGCCGCCGAAGCAGGCGCCCTCAGCGACCACCCCAGTGCCGGAGACACCAGAGACGTCCTCGGCACGGACCAGGTCGAACAGCCGCACGAACCCGTTGCTGTCACCGTAGGTGGCATCTTCCGGCATCGTGCGTCGTACATAGATGATGTCGCCCCGGTTCACGTGTGTGGCTACGCGGCCATCGGAGAACTCGACCCCGGTGATGTCAGAGCTGACCACGTACGGCTTCATGCGGCCTGCTCCGTACCGAGAACCTGGTAGTTCAGGACGGGTGAGGAGCCTTCCTCGGGGATCTCCGGCAGGTCCGCGATGGAGACGATGACCTGCACGGTGTTCGGGTCCATCGTCGCGTACATGAAGATCACCTCGGCCCCCTTGGGGAGGTCGAGGATCTGGGCCATCTGGGACTGCTTGATCACGAACTTGCCGCGCCGGCGCGGCGACGGCGGTTCGATCCGCTCGCGCTGAGCGGCGATCTCAGCGCAGCGGGGGCAGTCCTGGACATGGCGGCGCATCGCCGGCCGGTCCATCAGCTTGCCGAGGACCGTCGGGTAGTCCGCCTCCAGGTCGCGGTGCATCTGGTCGAGGTTGCCG